CTAAATCGGATTACAAATGGGTGTGGCCAACAGGTGAGGAACTACTTTTCCGCCACATGGAAAAAGAGTCCGATTACGAGAATTACCACGGGCACGAATACCCCTTCATTGCATGGAACGAACTGACCAAATGGCCAACGTCCGCTTGCTATGACAAAATGATGAGTTGTAACCGTTCGCCCTTCGTCCCGGCTGAACATTCCCCGGATCTGAAGAACCCATTGCCGGAAATCCCGTTGACAGTGTATTCAACCACCAACCCCCACGGTTCGGGTCATAACTGGGTCAAGCGGCGGTTCATTGACCCGGCAAACGCGGGTGTTGTGGTGAAGAAAAAGACGCGGGTTTTCAATCCCCGGAACAAGCAGGAAGAGGACATTGTAAAGACACAGGTCCGGTTGTTTGGGTCATACAGGGAGAACAAATACCTTCCCCCGGAATATATCGCGGACTTGATGGGAATCACTGACCCCAACTTGCGGGAAGCTTGGCTCCATGGCAATTGGGACATTACCGCCGGGGGTGCATTAGATGACCTATGGCGCCGGGCGGTTCATGTCTTGCCCCGGTTCGTTGTCCCCAAGGCTTGGCGGGTCACAAGGTCCTTTGATTGGGGGTCAAGCCACCCTTTCAGCGTTGGGTTTTGGGCAATCTCAAATGGTGAGGAAGTTCTATTTGAAGACGGCAAAACCCGTTCATTTGTCAAAGGGTCCCGGATTCGCATTGACGAAGTTTATGGGGCAAAGATTCTAGCCGGTGAACAGTTCGGACACAACCAAGGGCGGGTGCTGGGGGCGCGGAAAGTGGCCCTTGAAATCAAGGAAAAGATAGGGGTGCTGGAAGCGTTGGGTTATATCCAGTCAACCGTTGAACCGGGACCGGCGGACAATCAAATTTCCAACGTCAATGAAGACGACACAGACTCAATTGCAAAGCTAATGGCCAAGGAAGGGATTGTTTGGACCAAGTCGGACAAGTCGCCGGGTTCCCGCAAGATGGGGCTTGAATTGATGCGGGGCGCACTTGAAGCGTCAATCACAGGTGAAGGCCCGGGGCTTTACGTCACAGAGAATTGTAAAGCATTCATTGAGACGGTCCCAAGCTTGCCCCGTGATGAGGACAACCCGGACGATGTGGACACCACGGCGGAAGATCACGTATATGATGAGGCAAGGTATTTAATCCTTGATGCAAAGCCGATCTTTGCAAACTCGGTCAAGGTGAAGTTCGCCCTTGGTGGGTGAACACAAAAAAGCCCGCCCCGGTGAAGTGCTTGTGTTTCCATGTAGAAGACCAAAACCGTTTTTCGTTTAGGTGTCAACACCTGTTTGAAAATATATTGTGCGAGCAAGTCTGAACGGTTGTTCCGCTACCACCAAGTAATGAAATTCCGTTCAGACTCACCCCGCAAAATTCAATAAGTCCGATACACGCCAAGGCCCTTGCGGACAAGTTCGTCATTCAGGTTGACCCCGTCAAGAATGACTTCCCCAAGCAACCGGCCAAACTTGCCGGTCTTGTCTTTGTCGGTTTGGATGGTTACAGACTTCCCGAGGATTCTTGAGCGGAGATAATCACGCGAAACCTTGCCCCGGGCTTTGTCAGGTCCCCGCATTTCCGGGGTGTCGATTCGATTCAACCGGATTCTCTGACCCTTCAGGAAGACGCCCAGCCCAAGGCCAATATCAACGGTGATTGTGTCCCCATCATAGACCGCAACCACCGTTGCCGGGTAATCCCGGGCGTTGGCGATTGTCGCGACAAAGAGCAGAACTAGGAGCGAAAAAGTTTTCATGGTTTTGGGTATTCTTGTTTATAGAGAGTTTCAAGGGCGGCGGCAAAGTGAATGAACCCGGCATTCCGGGCGTTCTGAATGGCAAGCCAAAGGTGGGTTTTATGGGTCATGCCGGTTGGATTGCGGTTTCAAAGAGCACACTCACACGATGCGGGGGAAGTCCACCAATGAAGGTAAGGAATACCGGCCCGCCCGCGTTCAAGACTTCAAGTTCCGCCGCGTTTGGTTTCCAAGCGGTCACAACCATTGGCGAACCGTCCAAGGTCCCACCTGAAATCTCACCGTCAAAGGTGTGGGCTTTTTGGACTTGGGATTCGTCCATAGATGGCGGCGGGCCATATACTTTGTTGGATTGGGGGAAGTTTGTGGGGGTCATGTGATGATTTCCCATTCAAGACAAACCTTGCCCCCAATTATGTATTGCACGGCGACAAAGTTCAGCACGCGGTAAGCTGACTCGGTGTATGTCCCCAAAGGGGCAGTCCGGTGGAAAATTTTGTTTAGTTCTTCAGTTCGGTTTGCAATCCCAAATTCCAAACGCTGGCCCGGTGAAATTGCCGGGGGTAACGCACGGAAAGTGTTGGCAAGTGTGTTTGTGTTTATTTGCATTGGTTGGCTTTCTTTAGTGCTTTGCGTTCGCGCTTTTCCCGGGCAAGGCGCATTGTTTCGTTTTCAAGGGTTGAACCCGGGGCAAGCGTGATCTTGAAATTTTTGTCCTCATAAACCCCGCTGGTTCTAATGGCATTTTCTACCAAGGCAAAATACTTGGGGGTTTTGACCATGACGGACCGGGGCAAGGTCACGTTGCGGAACTCTGACCCTTCAGAGTGCTTTTTGTTGATGCAGGTAAAATGGGTGATGTTTTTCATAGTGATGTATAAAGGCCGGTTTCCTTTTCAATGATTGTGTTGAGTTGGTCCGAGTAAATCCCGGTGTGTTCTGCAATGGTGGTCAAAGTGTGCTTCCGCACCTTCAGGAATTCCATTTTGTAAGTGTCGGACCATTCAAGAGTCACACGGACAAAGGAGATTTGCTTAGTGTTCCGCATGATGCGGAAGGTCAGGGATTTTTCATCCCCGGCAAGGTTCTTTGCCCCGATCATGAAAAGTGCTTTTCCGCCGATTTGGTTTTTGATCGTGTTTGCAACTTCAAGTGTGTTCTTCGTTTCCATACGCAAGACCAAAACCGTTTTCCGTTTACACGTCAACCCCCAAATTGAAAAGAATTGCATTTAATCCAAAAAACCCGCTTTTCAGTGTGTAAATGCCAAACGTTGCTTTCACACGTCCTGAGGTTATCAAGAACTTGCCCAAGTGGGGACAGACCCGGGACTGTCTTGAAGGCGAATTTGCAGTCAAGGAAGCGGCAACCAAATACCTACCAGAACCCCAACTTTCCGGGGAGGATAGAAAGGACCGTTACAAGTCATATAAAAAGCGGGCGGTTTTCTACAATGTGACCGGGCGGACCGCCCAGGGTTTGGTTGGCCAAGTGTTTTCCAAGGACCCGACAATTGAACTCCCTACCGGCACGGAATTTTTTGAGGGGGATGTTGACGGCGCGGGGAACACTTTAGAACAGCAATCAAAGGGTTTGATTTCAGACATTCTTGCCACCGGGCGGGCGGGTCTCTTGGCAGATTTCCCCACCCTTGAACCCGGTCAAGTGGTCACAAAGGCAGACACTGACGAAGGCCGAATCCGTCCCCGTATAATCCCTTACACAGCAGAACAAATTTTGAATTGGCGGGAAACCAACATTGGCGGGGAAACTCTTTTGACCCTCTTGGTTGTCTCTGAAAACGCGGTTGTCATAGATGACGGGTTTGAGTTCAAAACGGAACCACGTTGGCGCGTGATGCGTTTGCAAAACGCGGGTGTCCGCGAACTGTCGTTTGTCCAAGTGGAGTCTTGGCGCAAAAAGGACAAGCCGGAAACCAAAGATGACATTTACGAAATCGCGGAAGGGCCTTTCAACATTTTGGATTTCAGGGGGCAACCCCTGAAGAAAATTCCGTTCACATTCGTTGGCTCAACCAACAATGATGCGGACATTGACGACGCCCCGCTTTATGACATTTCAACGCTGAACTTGGCACACTACCGCAATTCAGCGGACGTTGAGGAAAGCTCTTTCCTTGTGGGTCAACCCACATTGGTCTTGGCAGGACTTACCCAAGATTGGGTTGACAAGAACATGTCCGGGGGTGTCGCGTTTGGTTCCCGTTCGGCAATCATGCTGAACGCGGGGGCGTCCGCTGAAATGTTGCAGGCCGAATCAAACAGCCTGCCAAAAGAGTTGATGGCCCAAAAGGAAGATCAAATGAAGGCATTGGGGGCCAAGCTTGTTGAGCCAAAGAAAGTCCAATCAACGGCAACGGAAGCGGCTATTGCGGAAACGTCTGAAGCGTCCGTCCTGTCATCCTTGGCCAAGAATGTTTCCCAAGCGTATCAAAAAGCGTTGGCATTTGCTGGGGCTTTCCTTGGCGAATATGACCCCACAAAGTTCATTTATGAACTGAATACGGACTTCAGCGTTGCCAAGATGAACGCCCAAGAGCGGGCGCAATTGGTTGTAGAGTGGCAAGGTGGGTTGATTACATGGGAAGAGGCCCGGGAAGGGTTACGCAAGGCCGGGGTTGCTTACGAAAAAGACGAAGAGGCCCGCGCACTCATTGACGCGGAATTGGCTTCAATGGGCGGGTTCAAGGAAGGC